TTACTCCCCATCCCCGGGCAATAAGGGCGCGTGCGCTATCCACTTTTTTGCTCGCCCATATTCAACGGCTTCTTTAAGGAGTTCATTTTCCATCGTTTTTTTGCCGAGCAGACGCTGGAGTTCTTTAATCTGCTTCATGGCGGCAGCAAGTTCAGAGGCAGGAACGACCTGTTCTCCGGCAGCCACAGCAGTAAGACTTCCCTCCTGGTATTGCTTACGCCAGAGAAATAGCTGGCTGGCTGCCACACCATGTTGCCGGGCAACAAGGGAGACCGTCATTCCCGGTTCAAAGCTCTGCTGAACGATAGCGATCTTTTCCTGTGTAGTACGCCGTCTGCGTTTCTCCGGCCCTAAGACATCAATCATCTGTTCTCCAATGACTAGTCTAAAAACTAGTATTAAGACTATCACTTATTTAAGTGATATTGGTTGTCTGGAGATTCAGGGGGCCAGTCTATGGTTTTACCATGAACTTCCTGTGTACTGACTTGTGTTCATAATAATATTTTTGTGTTTAAACTCAATAAAGTCACAAAAATGATTGTAATCATGCAATGTAGTAAAATTAAAATATTTCTTAATTCCTTTTCCTAATCCATCATAATATGGATGAGCATCTACTTTTTTGTGCATAAAAGACAACCCCTCAAGTAGAGCCGGATGATTACTACGATTAACAATTATTGCACCATTTTCAATATTTACACTGTCATTACGACGATCAACATGTACTGCAATTCCATCTGGAGCACGCATTACACCAAGCTTACCTGTAAGCATCATATCCATATCAAGATATATACACCCCTCACCGGATAAAATCCCATGATTCTTTGTGTTATCTGTGCATCTAAAGATTTCTCCTGCCTTCAATAAGGCTAAATTTCTGAAGAAGTCAAACCATGTATGATCTCTCTTCTCTGCATACATATAAATCAAAGAATCCTGCGCATTTGAAATTTTACTCAACTCTTTCTCCAACAGATTCAACAAGTATTCATCTCTTTTGGCTTCAGAGCGTAACTTTTGCTCACATATAATATCATGATAAATATCTGATAGTTTTCTATCATACATGCTGAAATCAACATTTTCCCGATAGATTATCATTATATTTTCAAAATCTTGTTCCAGTTTTGAAAAAGCAACCTTTTGGCTGAATGAAAAATCGCCATCAACAAAAACACCTATCATACGCTCACTCTCTATCCTTGCCGTATTCATGACATTATCTAAATAGGGATGCTGCTTAGTATTAACTATTGGAACCTCATCTTTCTTATATTGTTCAGGATTAGGTTCAAACCACTGAAAAAGAATAGGCGTTTTTTCATCAATGACCTTTAACTCATATTCCTTTCCTGCAAAAGAAACCGTTTGACAGGGGGAACTCTGCACTATATTTGCTGAGTTATGGAAAGTTGTCCTTATCGGTGAAAGCATTCGTCGTCCTGTTTATCCATATTTTCTTCACAACTAACTCTTTAATCTATTAATTATATTGGCATACTCAACCACAAAACCTCCAGCAGTTTTGCCACCTTTGGTTTCCTAACAAACATCCACCGGACATGACAACAAAAACCGGAGCCGGACTCCGGTTTTTGTGAAGCTGTCGGCTATTTCATCCCGCCAATATTTTCCCACGTCCCGTCAGCACGCAGGATTTGCAGCGGTCTTACCACACACTGTATCTGCTTTTTATCCGCATCCAGTATCACCACCTGCGTGATTACCCTGGCCTGCTCCGGGATAATGCCATTCTCATCTGACTCCAGAATGTCTGCCGGTCCCAGTCGCAGTTGTACTGTAAGCGACTGCCCGTGTTCACGGCCATCATGCTTTCCGCAACCGCACAGACGCTGCATAAGTTTTTTTAGTATATTCATGTCATTCTCCTGTTCTGCCTGTATCACTGCCCACTTCATCCAGCCCCTTGACATCCTGCCACGGCCCGTCACCAAACCTGACCTGCAAATGCTGAAAAAACCCCTGAACCCGTGTGGCATCTTTGGGGTCAAGAAAGGTCAGTCCGGTGATGAGTGCGCCATCTGTATCCGGGAACCAGCCATTGCTGTTTGTCTCAATAATGTTTCCCGGCCCCAGACGGAACCGTATTTGTGTCTCCCCCGGGTCGCCCTTCGGTCCCTGAGGTCCGGTTGCCCCCACCGGGCCAGCCGCACCTGTTTCTCCTTTCGGTCCCTGTGGGCCTGCCGGGCCTGCCGCACCGGTATCTCCCTTTGGACCCTGTGGACCTGCATTTCCCGTCAGACCGGTCTCTCCCCGCTCTCCCATGTCACCTTTCGGCCCCTGCGGGCCTGCCGGACCAGCATCACCTGCCGGTCCCCGTTCACCGGTTGCCCCTGCCGGGCCGGTGTCGCCACGCTCTCCTTTATCTCCCTTCGGCCCCTGAGGACCCGCGGGCCCCTGTTCCCCCTTTGGCCCGGGAGGCCCCACCACGGTCGGGATTCGGTTTACGGCTTCTTCCGCCGCTATCCTGCTTTGTTCCGCTGACTGTGCGCTTTCTGCTGACTCCCGGGCTTTTTCTGTTGCGGTCGTTGCATCCCTGGCTGCATTACCGGCTGCACTTTCTGCCGTCTTTTTTGACAACTCAGCATCTGCTGCACTTTGTAATGACTCACTGGCTTTTTGAGCGGCCTCAGAGGCCGAGGACGAGGACGCTTCCTCTGACTTCTTTGCAGCGGCTGCACTTTCTGCCGCCTGCCGGGCTGACTCCGATGCCTCCCCTGCTGAAGTGTCAGCATTTGCCGCGCTCGCTTCCGCCTGACTGGCTGATATGCCGGCATTCCTCGCGGACGTCTCCGCCTCTCCGGCATTCTTCTTCGCCTCCTCAGCGTGACGCGCCGCTTCTTCCACCATCAGTTCAAAACGACGCAGTGCCTCCGGCCGGACGTCATCCTCCGACATGGCACCGAGAAAATCATTCAGCGTACCGGGTTGAGAATCTTCATACACGGTGATGGTCCCGGCATGTGACGGCGGGAATCCTTCCACCAACAGAATGACGCTGTACTGACCGTACTCAACGTCCATGCTGTAACGACCGGCTTCATCCGGATTTTCAGAGGCCACCGTGTTCACCACCACCGTGCTGCTGGTCCGTCTGGCTTTCAGTTGAATGGTGCAGTTCTCTACCGGTTTTCCTGTGCCGTCTTTCAGCACACCTGAAATCTTTACTGCCATATTCACCCCACAAAAAAGCCCGCCTGAATCGGCGGGCTGTCATAACACTGTGTTACCTGGCTAATCAGAATTTATAGCCAACACCCACGATGAACCCGTCAGTGCGCCAGTCGCCACTGCCGGAGCCTTCATAAGCAATATCAATGGCCACGGATTCGGTCGGGTTAAACTGCACGCCAGCCCCCCACGCCAGAGACGTGTTGCTGTGGCGACCGTCATCACTTCCGGTCAGCACATCGTGCGTTTTCCCCTTGTTGTCAGTTACGCGAAGATAATCCCCGGAGAAAGTCGACACACGGCTGTAAGCCACTCCCGCCATCGCATACGCGCTGAACCATTCATTCACGCGCACAGACGGCCCCGCCATTACGCTGAACCAGCGGTTACGCACGGAATCTTCATGCCAGCGGGTATCGCTGTAACGGGTAATCTGGCGATTCCTGTCTCCTGCATAGCTGAATGACGTCACCAGCCCCAGCGTGTCCGTGAATTCATAACGGTATTTCACGTTAATCCCGTTAAGATTATCGCTACCGGGAGCGTTCGTCCGGGCATGAAGATACCCCGCGCTCAGCGTGGCCTGCTGCTCAGACGCCCATGCAGGCGCACCGGATACGGTCAGACAAATGGCTGCGGACAAAATGGCGGCATAAAGTTTACGCATAATTACCTCTCGCTTTTCTGCAATAAAAAAGGCGTCATTCCTGACGCCCTTTTATTGGGGTTATAAATATTTCAACGAATACTGATGCCGGAAGCAGCTTTTTTGGTCACAATCACCGTACAGTCGGTGATATTGCCTGCCCCCTGATTGCCTTTCTGGAAAATCTAAAACTCCAGAGTGACGCTACCACCACCACTAGGCATATCAATAACTGCACTGTAACTACCGGGAATGGCCCCTTTAGTTTCTCTGGATGCGATTAATACGCCGTTTTTGCGAACTTCAAAACCATAACCCGTGTATCGCGTGCCTCCTGGGTTATTTCCGCTCCCCGGATCGTCATACGCTATACCGTTAAAAATAATGGGCGGAATAATAATCTGGCGGTCAAAGTTATGATCATCGCTGATGGTGACTGTAACCGTACCGTTTGGTGTTTCCGTGTTACCCCACGTACCGACTTTTTTCGGGAAGGCTTTTGATACAGCTTTAACGAAATCTCCTCTGACCTGGGTCGCCTCCAGCATGCCCTTAATCGTACAGTTCTGGTTAATCGTGACATTGTTGAGCGTTCCTGAGTTCGCATTCACACTGCCACTGATATCCGCATTTTTCGCCGTCAGTCTCCCGTCTGATGTCAGGGAAAATGCCGGAGGATTACCGCCGCTGGTAATGGTGGGAGCCGTCAGATATTTCAGGAACACTTCATTCATGAATATCTGATCGCCCTGACCAACAAACATCGGCTTTGTGTTGCCATTCGCAGGATTAATCATCGCAATCCTGTCTGCTGCCAGCAGCACCTGACTCTGCATGCCGTCGGGGGTGTTCTCATACCGGCACCGATACCCGCAATATAAAGGCGTCCGTCCTGCATCTGCTGCAGCTTCACTGCCCACATGCTGTTCAGGTTATTATTTGTATCAACCTGAACCTTCTGTATCTGCTGGATCGCTGCACTCTGGTCTTCCAGTTTCTTATTGACGGTCTGTGTTATTTCATTGCTGACATCCGTTATGGACGTCCTGATTTCAGTCAGGTCAGGCGCAAGCTGACCGTTATCAATCTGCGTCCACAGCTCCTGAGCCAGATGGGTTTTCCCTATCTCGCCTTTGAAAAAATCCAGATAGCCGGATGCATCATCACTCGGCTGACCAACAGCCTCCACGAATGCCGATTTGCCAACGGTGTTCACACTGCGGATATAAAAGTAATAATCATGGCCCGGTTTGATATTGATACTGGCGGCTATCCAGTACAGCCCCGTGCCAAGGTAGCGGGCTGTGGTTTCAACCTGCCTGATATCGGTAATCCGCGTTTCCGAAAACCAGAACTCAAACTGTACCGTCGGGTCATACACCGCAAGACGCGGGACCGCTGTTATCTGAAAATAGCCCGGTGTCAGTTCAATCGTGGCGGGTACCGCAGGTGCATTAATCCTGAACGTGGTGGTGGCCGGTTCCCCCTGCTGGCCATAACTGTTAATTGCCCTGACTGTCAGGGTGTATTCCCCGAGCGGCAGACCACTGAAACGATGCTCTGTATCCGCAGTGATGGCGGTAGTCACCAGACGGCTGTCCTGACCGCTTCCACTGGTCAGGCGCAGACTGAAGCGCACGCCCTTCACCACCCGCGGCGTGTCCCATTTCGCCTGTGCCAGATACTGACCGTCAGCCGCGCTCACCTCCACCGTCAGGTGCTGCACTGCCGGTCGGAATAACGCTGTTCAGGGTGCCTGACTGCGGCTCAAAGCTGGCCCCGTTATCCACGATGGCTCTTTTTCCGGTACGTGCTGCACCGCCGTGATGGCAAAGGTGCCGTCCGTGTTTTCCCGGATGGAGACACAGCGGAACAGGCGACGACGCAGTGACGGCAGGGAGAGTCCCCACACCCCGTATGTCTCCACACCATCCGGCAGGGTGCTGACCTGTATCCGGTCAGGCGCGGGGTGTGCGGTGATGGCCACGCTCGCCGGCTTACCGCTGCCGTTAATCAGATTAACAGTGGCCGTGCCGGTCTCCGGCAGTGTCACCTCCCGGTCCAGCGTCAGGGTACGGCTGGCGGCATCGATGGACAGGACACGTCCGCCGGTCATGGTCCCGGCATAGTCGTTATCACAGATTTCAATGATGTCACCGGGTGTGTGACGCAGCCCCTGTGACCCGAGCGTGAAATCCACCGTCTGCGTTTCCAGCAGTTCGGTCTTTATCACCCACAGCCCGGCACGGTGGGCCTGACCGCGACTGGTGCAGCCGAACGCATCCATCTTCAGCAGGTTGCGCCGTAGCGCAGTATGGCTTCCGGGTCTTCCACCAGTTCCGTGGAGGTCTGCCAGCCATTCTGCGGGTCGGTGTAATTCACCTCCACCGCCGTGTGGCGGTCCTTCAGGGCGCTGAAGCTGTAGCGAAACCCCACGCCGTTATCATCCACCACCACATCGCAGTTGGTGTACGGCCACACCACATCCGACGGGCGGTCCTGAACGAACGTCAGCGTCTGGCCGTTCCATACCGGCATACAGCGCATCGCCGAGCAGAAATCACTGAGAACGTCCCACGCCTTACGCTGTTGTGACAGGTACGCATTAAAGGTCATCCGCGGCTCTGTGCCCCCGAAACCATCCGGGACCGTCTGGTCGCAGTACTGCGCAATGGCATACAGCGCCCATTTGTCCACGTCTGCCGCCCCCAGACGTTTTCCCATGCCGTAGCGCGGGTGAGTCAGCATGTCCCACAGGCACCAGGCCGGGTTGTTGCTGTATGCCGGTTTCAGACTGCCGTCCCAGATACCACTGTACGTGCGTTTTTCCGGGTCATAGTTTGACGGCACCTGAATAATGCGACCGCGGATATGGTAGTTCACCGTCATCTGCTGGCCGCCGAACTGCTCCGCATCCACCTGCAGCCCCACAATGGCCGTGTTCGGGTAGCACTGTTTCACATCGATGATTTCGGTGTATGACGACCAGAGCGTCTTATTCTGCAGCTGGTCCGGGGTGCTGTCCGCTGTCTCCCGGACCATCCGGATGTTAAAGGGCCGCTCAGGCAGATTCTCCAGAATCACCGACGCCAGGTACTGTGAGGTGGTCTTGCCGTTAATGGTGACATCCTTTTCCGTCACCCAGTTACCGTTACGCTGCAACTGAATCAGCAGTCGGACAGAAGAGGGATTACGGTCGCCCTTTGAGGTGGTCTCCAACAGTGACTGCACCCCGAAGGTGACCCGCAGGCGGTCAATGTTCGCGGACGTAATGGTGCGCGTCACCGGCTTTGCCTTCGTCACTTCCACGCCCAGTGCGGTTTCAGCTCCGGAAGACTCAAAGCCTTCAGGTGGTGTCTGTTCCTGCTCCCCGGCGCGCCAGACCGCTGTCACACCATGTATCACAGGATTACCGTCCGTGTCCGTCAGCGGGGTTTTGTTCACCAGGATACTCTGCAGCCCCTTCACCGGACCTTCAATCGGCCCTTCACCAATGGCATCAATCACGCTCATCATCTGCGTGGACTTAAGATTGTCCTTTACCTCAACCGGCGTGTGCGCCCTGCCGCCACCTTTACCCATAATGTTCCTCTCAATTGGTATTATTAATCGCAGTGATAGGATATTGCACAGCTATTGCGCGATATCATCAGAACGCTGTTTGTTACCCTGTAACCAGCAAGCTCAGTCTGTTAACGGAATTAATGAGGGTTTTATGAAATGTAAAATCATTGCTGCCATTGCCATGCTGACAGCAGCATCATGCGGATACGCAGCAGAACAGGAAGTCCCAATGAACCTTGTCAGTGCTGACGGAAAAGAAGTCAGCATTGGAAAAATAACCATTCAGGAGACCCCCTACGGTCTGCTGTTCACACCAGCCCTTCACTCTCTGTCTGAAGGCATTCATGGTTTTCATGTGCACGAAAAAGGAAATTGCGCCCCGGCACTGAAAGACGGAAAACCGGTCGCAGCATTATCGGCTGGCGGTCACTTTGACCCGAAAAACACCGGCAAACATCTTGGCCCCTGGTCTCCGGATGGACACCTGGGCGACCTCCCTGCGCTGTTCGTGACGCATGACGGAAAAGCGAACTACCCGGTCCTGGCCCCGAGACTGAACTCATTAAAAGAGATTAAAGGGCGTTCTCTCATGCTTCATGCTGGCGGTGATAACCATCATGACCATCCGGAGCCCCTGGGCGGTGGTGGTGCGAGAATGGCCTGCGGCATCATTCAATAATCAGTCAGGTAAGGGGCGGGCCCCTTACCTTTATTCCTCAGGACGATAAATCCTTTCTCCCTGAAAAGAACGGCACATCCGTAACCGGCTCATTTAAACCGTCTGGTCTGTTTCCTCCGGCTCTACAAAAATAATGTCCATCATTTTTAATGGACACTATCGTATGAAACACCGGACCTGGATCACTGAAGCTTTACGTCTTCACTTTGAAGAACATTTACCCCGGGTTGTGGCCGGGCGTCGCCTGAGTGTACCAAAATCAACAGTTTGTAGTATGTTCGTGCGCTTTCGGAGAGCTGGCCTTTCGTGGCCTTTGCCCGCAGGCATGTCGGAGCAGGAACTTGATGCCTGCCTTTACGGACAATTTTCCACGGTACCAGTCGTACGTCCTGAAAGCACCGTTATATCCGAAGCCCCCGTGGTAAAAAAACGTCCCCGGCGGCCCAACTTCCCTTATGAGTTTAAAATCGCCTTAGTGGAGCAGTCACTACAGCCCGGAGCCTGTGTGGCGCAGATCGCCCGGGAAAACGGAATCAACGATAACCTGCTCTTCAACTGGCGCCATCAATACCGGAAAGGTGGCCTGCTGCCTTCCGGAAAAAATATGCCGGCACTGCTTCCCGTGACGTTAACGCCGGAGCCGGATAATAAAATCCCGGCTCCGGCACAGGAACCAGAGCAGATAAATACACCGTCCGACAGTCTGTGTTGTGAGCTGGTTCTGCCGGCCGGAACTCTCAGGCTTAAAGGTAAACTGACGCCGGCGTTATACAGACACTTA